TTTAACACTGCATCTGTAACAAATATGAATTCTATGTTTAGTAGCTGTCGATCACTAACAACTGTTCCATTACTTAACACTACAGCAGTGACAACTATGTCAGTTATGTTTAATGGCTGCTACTCATTAACAACTGTGCCATTGTTTAGCACTGCAGCTGTAACAACTGTGAGCAATATGTTCGCAGAATGCCGGTCTTTGGCGAGTGTCCCGGCATTAAATTTGGGGGGAGTTACGGCTTCTTCTGGGTACACTAGCGCGTTTACGTCTCTTGCGTCCTTGTCACAGATTAAAGCTACGGGGATCAAATTTACGTTTTCTGTAGCCAACTGCAAGTTGTCGGCTGCTGCCCTCAACGAGATCTATACCAACCTTGCTACGGTGACTGGTCAGACCATCACGGTTTCAGGTAACCACGGCACCAATGCCGACGATCCCACAATCGCAACCGCCAAAGGATGGACGGTGTCAGGATGACTACGGAAAAGATTCCTACCGAGGATCGAGGCCCCGGCTTCTACAAGCTGGATGGCATCCTTCTTCACGGCCCCAACTTTGTCCTCAACGCCAACTACGAGTTGCGGCGAGAACACAAAGATTCCTACACCTATCCGGTTGATGGGTGGATCTGGTTCGATAGCGAAGAAGAAGCCATCGCCCACTTTGCGAGTACGTGATGCTTGGATTCTACCCACTTGGTGGCGCCCCTCTCGGGGCTTCCGTCCCAGTAAGTGCCGCACCTGCCGTACCCACGCAAGCGTGGATCAAGGTAGATGGGATTTGGCACGAGGCCACCGTGTGGCTCAACATTGACGGGGTCTGGAAAGTTGCCACATCTTATGTTAAAGTGGGAACTTGGAGGTAACGATGGCTACCACCTACACGGATCTCTACAACTCGATCATCGACGCCACGGAGAATGCCGACGCGGAATTTGCCGCGCGGATCCCCACGTTTGTCGATCAGACCCGCATGCGTCTTGCCCGCGACATTGACACCTATGGTCTAGTTGTCTATACTACCGTCACAGCCACCTCTTATTTGGTGTCAGTACCAGCGGATGCCCTGGTGCTGAAGGCTGTCACCTACGTTTCGGCGGGAAGGTACAGCCAACTAATCATGCGAACGGACGAATTCCTCCGAGAGTATTGGCCAGATCGCACCAGCGTGGGTACCCCAAAATACTACGCCCGCTGGGGTTTTGGGAATCTGCTTCTTGCCCCGGCCCCCACCTCAGCCACAATTGAAATTTCCTACGTGCAGATCCCCGTCTCCATTGGTAGCGTGGGCACCTCCACAAACTGGCTGACAGAGTATGCCCCTGAAGCCCTCTTCTACGGGTGCATGCACGAAGCCTGCATGTTCATGAAAAACTACCAAGCCGCTGGGTTGTGGGAATCCAAATACCAGGATGCCGTTGCCAAACTTCGGAATGAGGCGCGGCGTACCCGGCAGGATGACAACCTCAACAACAATTCCCCCGCTGGTGGTGACAACACCCTTCAAGGAGGCATCTAATGCCCTCTTCCTATTCGTCCTCCCTTCGCCTCGAATTGCAAGCCTCCGGGGAAAATGCCAACACTTGGGGCACCAAGACCAACAACAACCTCAACCTGATAGAACAGGCCATCGCAGGGTACACCAAAATTACCCTCACCTCGGCCTCTGCCACCTACAACTTGACGATTGCCGATGCCTCCGCATCTGAAGGTCGCAACGCCTTCATTGAATTTGCGGGCACCGTGGCATCTGCCATCAGCATCGTGGTACCCGACGCTGAAAAAGGATACTGGGTCCGCAACTCCGCTACGGGATCCCCCCTCACATTCCGCACCTCCTCGGGTACAGGCCTCACCCTCCCCACCAACGAGTGGGTCTTCCTCATCGCAGACGGCACCTCCGTCGTCTCCACACTCCCCACCTCCCTCACCAACTATGCCCGGCTGGCTGCCGCCAACACCTTCACCAACGCCAACACCTTCACCTCGGCAGTGACCCTCCAAGGCCCCGTCTCGATTACGGGAGCTACTGTAATCACTTCCGCAACCGACATCCGCGCTAATCTAAGCGTTACTGGCACCACAAATTTGGCGGGAAATGTGGTAGTCTCCGGAGCCACTACCCTCGCCTCCGTTGTCGATATCAAGGGAGCCACCTCGTTGGCATCCACTCTGGTTGTTGGGGGTGCCACCGATATCCGGGCTAACCTCAGTGTTACCGGATCCACCAACCTCGCGGGCAACGTCCTCATTTCCGGAAACGTCAGTGTTTCTGGCAGCTTTGCGGTTTCCGGGGCCAGCACCTTTAATTCCGTTGTGAACATCCGAAGCAATGCTTCGATTACCGGAAATTTTTTGGTGTCCGGGGAAACCACGTTGGCGTCGGCAGTCACCATCAAGGGTCCAACATCCCTGGCTTCCACCCTCGTTGTCAATGGCACCGCAACCTTCAATGGCGTAGTTTCCATCACTGGCACCCTCTACCCCAAATTTATCATTGGTGGTTCCGCAGCCTTCACAGATAATTTGGATGTTGGCGGTAGGTTGGATATCCACAACAATGTGTCGATTGCCGGTGCCCTAGCAGTCAACTCCAACTTTACTGTCTCTGGTGCGGCCTTCCTCGCTTCAGCAGTAACCATCAGTGGACCAACATCCATTGCCAACACGCTTCGCGTCCAGTCCACCGCAACCTTTGACAGCAATGTTTCCGTCTCCGGATCGCTGGGTGTTTTCGGCGCAGCCACCTTCTCTTCCGCCGTCTCCATCAACACCTTGACGGTAAGTAACAACGTCACCCTCAACGGCAATGTCTCCGTTTCCGGCACTTTTACGGCGAAGAGTGCGACTTCCATTGCATCTACTCTTGTGGTGAATGGCGCAACCACCTTTAATTCTAACGTCTCGATGAATGCCGGGGTGAGTGTCTCTGGGACTTTTGTAGTCAATGGATCGTCAACCTTCCGTAGTCCCGTAAGTGTCTCAGGTTCCCTCGTATTAAATGGAAACCTGGGGAGAACCATTCTCTCGGATATCTCGCTTGAACTTGGAATAAACCAAACGTCTGGGCAATCTGAAATTCTTTTCTACACCAGCGGCACTGCCTACGATGCTAACATTTCCCGGTTTCCTGCGTATTTTGAAATCCGAGACATTGCAGTCATAAATATTGAAGCTCCAAGTATAAATATAAATTCTCGTTTGGCTGTAACTAGCGTAGTTCAGGTTGGGACTGGGACTCCTGTTGGCGGCAGCGATCAACTACTTATATTCAACGGAGTGGCACCCGTTTCCTCGGTGGCTAATGGCATCATTTTGTATGCCCAAGATGTTGCTGCTAGCAGCGAATTAAAAGTGCGGGACGAAGCCGGTAACATTACCACCCTATCCCCTCACAACTTCTCTCTTTGCGGCGGACCTTCTGAAGAGATGGCTTGGTCGTACTACTCGGAAAAAGACGGCAAGGCCATAAACATCGATATGATGAAGTTGGCCCGACTTCTTGAAAAACTTACCGGGGAAAAGCTCGTCTACATCGGGGATGTGCCATGAAAGACGAAGCTATCAAGCAAGGTGTCGATGCCGTATCCATCATTACTGTAGTGGGTACTCTGGCTGGAATCCTGCCCGCAATTGCCGCCCTCTTCACCATCATCTGGACTGGCATCCGCATCTACGAATCCAAAACCATCCAGGATATGCTGAGGAAGTCGGATGATTGAATCTCCGCGCCTAACTCTCGTCAGCCAGAAGCCGGGCATCAACAAGGAGTTGACCCGCTACGCTGGTGAGGGTGGCTGGTACGACGCCGACAAAGTCCGATTCCGATTCGGCCAGCCCGAAAAGATTGGCGGCTGGCAAAACATCAACGGTGTCAACGACCCCAAAATTCTTCCCGGTGTGGGTCGCAGCATCTTCACTTGGACTACTCAGGCTGGCTACGTCTACCTCGCGGCAGCCACCAACTCCCACCTCTTCATCTGGTTTGGTGGTGTCTACCACGACATCACCCCCGTCGATACTTCCGTATCCGTGGCCAATGCGATTTCCACCTCCGCTGGATCCACCACCATCACCGTGAGTGTCTCCTCCCACGGTCAAGCCACAGGCAACTACTTCTACTTCACCTCCGTGGCCACAACCGTAGGTGGCAACATCTACCCTGTATCCGCGCCTTTGGGAGGATACCCCATCACCGTCATCGATGGCAACACCTTCACCATCAACACGGGGGTCACGGCAGCCGCCACTTCCGCAACCTCTGGTGGTGTCGCCACTGGCTTCTTCCTGATTGCCCCCGGTCCCGCCAGCAACCAATTGAATACGGGTTGGGGTGCTGGCGTGTGGGATGGCGTCCAAGGGTGGAACTCCACCTTCACAGCCCTGGCCCCTCTCCGCTACTGGAGTCTTGACAACTGGGGTGAGGATCTCGTAGCTTCGCCTCGCGAGGGTCTAATCTACTATTGGGATAGCAGCGGCGGTCTCAACACCCGCGCCACCACAGTCTCCACGACTCCCAGCCAAAATACGCAGATTCTGGTTTCCCCCGAGGACAGACACCTTATCTGTTTCGGTTGCCCCGATGCCATCACCTCGGTTGTCAACCCCCTCTACATCCGCTGGTGCAACCAGGAAGACATCACGGATTGGAATGCTTCCGCAACCAACACTGCCGGGGACAAGGTGTTGTCGGGCGCATCCCGCATCATTGCGGCGCGGCGTGGTCGCGGCCAGATCCTCATCTGGACTGACGAAAACCTCTACAGCATGCAGCAAGTTGGCCCTCCCTATACCTTCGGCTTTCAGTTGATTGGCACCAACTGCGGCACCCTCGGCCAAAATGCCATGGTGGAGGTCGCCGGAAAAACCTTCTGGATGGCCGACGAAAGATTCATGATGTATGACGGTGCTGCCGCCCGCCCCATGCGCTGCGACGTGCTGCGGTATGTCTTCGATTCCCTGGATAGATCCCAACTTGACAAGATCTATTGTGGCAGCAACACATCCTACAACGAGGTAATCTGGTTCTACCCCACCACCACGGGTGAGGTGGATTCCTATGTCATCTACGACTACCTTCAGGATGTTTGGAGCGTGGGTACCATGGTGAGGACGGCATGGCTGGACCAGGGTATCAACTCCTACCCCATCGCCATTGGCTATGAGTCCTCTGCCACAAAACTCTACTACCACGAATTCGGCAACAATGCCGATGGGGCAGCCTTGCCCGCCTACATCGAGTCCAACCTTTTCGACTTGGATGCGGGCCAGGAGTTGATGTTTGTGGATCGCATCATCCCTGACTTTTCGGATCGGGATGGCAGCATGATGCCGGGAAACCTGGACATCACAGTCAACAGCCTGAAGTATCCCAACACGCCAGTCCCCGTCACCAAGGGACCCTACGCAGTGTCGGCCACCACCCAAAAAATCGATTTGCGGTTGAGGGGGCGCCATGCATTCTATCGCATTGAGAGTAGTGATGTCAATGCCTCATGGCGGCTGGGCGCGATTCGCTTCCGCCTCGGGAAGGATGGTGAAAGGTGAAACCCCTCCTTCCGCTTCCACCGTCTTCCCTTCCCCTGGATGCCCAGG